AAGCATTTCAACTACAAACTGGTGCTGCTTGCCCATGCGTTTAAATAGTTCACTGCCCACAAAGTTATCATCTGCATTGTAAAAATGTTCTTCTGGAAGTTGTAGTATAACAGGCTGTGTTTGTAGTCCAAATATTTGTAGCACAGTCTCCCAGTTGCGCTGTTGATTGCGAGCCAGACTTTCGCCTCTGGTTACACCTGTGCATGTAACGTCTACAAAACTTACACCATACACTGCACTGGGTAGATCAAATACTGCGCCCATGCTTGCCTCCGTGTAGTGGATCTTTTTCTCTAAGTTGTTCGCCTAGTTTAAGCAGCGTGTTTACATCATCAAACAGTATTGCATCTGCACTTGTGTATCCCATAAACTTTAAACACTTGAGTCTGTTACTGCCAGTTTTCAGTGCCCAGATCATACCATCTTCATTTACAACAGGAGGATTAATATGTGGCCATGCTTTGTTTGCGCCAAACCAACTTTTAAATCCGCCGTTCCACCATTCTGGAGTTACTTTGTAATACAGTATAGGATACCACATGCCCTCGTCTATTACTTTAGGCAAGTCACGCCAATACCAACGATTGTCAAGATGATGACTCATCGGGCTTAGTTTATCTAAATTTATACTATGGATTCCGGGATGGTCTTGCCAAATACTGCTTGCATGTTTCATTATAGCAGTATTTAACTCATAAAAAAAGCGCCACTTAAAAAGTGACGCTTTAATATTTGTTAGTCTAAATTAGCCAGCGAATGTTGCTACTAGTGTAACGCCACTAATTGCTGCTGCTCCGCCTGCGCCGCCTTGAACCATAACATGCTCGCCGTTGCCTGTACCTTCAACTGATGCGATTGTACCGAAGTATGGGCTTGCTGCAATCTGCTGACATGCTGCCGCTGTTGTGATTGTACCTGTTGCAATTGCATAGATATATGTTGTTGGTCCTAGGCCGCTACCAGCTGTTACTGTTGCTGAAGTTGTAATTCTAGCCATTTTCTTATCTCCTTAAATGATGTATCTCTACACTTCTATTGTAAGTATTTATTATCTTATACGAATTCTAAGCCGCTTGTAGTAACTGCTGTACCACTTACGTCTACATTGTTTGCGCCAACTGTGCCGCCTAGTGCGCGGATAGCTGTTTGCAATGTTCCTGTTGTCCATGCACCAGCTGGGTAAACTGCTACACTGATTTGACCAGTTGCATCGCCTTCTACTTGATACATTTCAACAGTTGCTTGTGTGCCAATTGCTTGCATAATTGCTACAACTGATTCTGCTGCGTCTAGTTCGTTGGTAATATCAACAACTTCAGCTGAACCGTTAGTTACAATAATCTTAAAAAAGTCCAGATCTGGACCGTTAGCAATTACTAGTTCGTCTGCAGAAATTGCGCCTGATGCGGAACCGTGTGCTTTTGCGTTACCGTTTACACGAGTTACGTCTGCCATTTTCTTATCTCCTATAATGCAAGTCTATACTTGCTTAGTAGTATTTATTAAGAAAAGGTAAATTTATCCTGTGAAACTGCTACGTCCGATTGCATAACCTGCTGCAAATCCTGCGGCTGCTTTTGCCCATTTTGGCAAACCTTTTTTCTCATCTGGAATAAGTTTTTTGTCTTTGATAGTACCCATATACTGTTTACTAATATCGCTGCGAAACTTGCCATCCACACGCTGACTGTTGACCATTCTTGCACTTAATGCAGTGCGTTCGCCAGCATTGCTTCTGTTATAGTCAGCACTTACACGTCTTGCTGCTTTTAAAAAACTACTGTCGATGCCCAAATTCTTTTGCTGACGCATAAGAAATGTTCTGTCCATTGCTTGATTTGTTCTGCCAGCAGCAATGTCACGCAAATAACGTTTAAATCCTAGCTCGTCAAAACTTACATTGCCGCCGCTTGTAACACCTTGGTACTTGCCGGGATTATTAATAATGCTTGCAAGGTTATGTAGATCAGTGCCACCTGGTTTAACACTGTTAAAGCTCATAAACTTTAGTGTATCTTTTGCATACTTTTTTGCAAATGCTGGATTTTCAAAACGCATCTGCTGCAACATAAGCAGTTGCTCAAAGAAACTTTCTCCAACATCTGTCATGTCTCTTCCAACTGTGTCTGCTGCACTGCGTATATAACGTGCTTCTGTAATTTCTTCTCTGATAAATTCAAATGCCATTATCTTAACCTTATGACTTTCTTCGGTGGGCCTTTGCGCCAACCAGTGTAAATTACGTCCTGGTCTTTATAAGGCTCTGTTTTATATTTAGGCTGCATAGGCGGTACTATTGGTGGCGCAACAACTGGTGGTGGCATAGTTGTTGTTGCTGGTGCTACTGTTTTTGCAACTGCATCTGTTTTTGCTGCCGTATTTGCTGCTGTGTTTGTCGCAGCACCTACTTCTGCGCCAGTGACTGCTTGTGCGCCTGTGACTGCTTGTGCGCCTGTGCCACTACTAGTTCCTGAAGTAGCACCCGGTACTCCCTGGCCCACTTCATCACCTGGTTTTACAATAGGTGGTACTTTTTCTTTAGTTCTGTCACCAGGCATTCCAACTGTGTTACCTTTTGTTGTGGTACTAGCGCCAGATGTAGGAGGTGCACCTTGAATGCCTTTTGCTGACCAATCTGTACGTCCTCCCGGTTTCGGCAAGTCGCTACTTTGAGGAGGCACAGTTGAAGGTTTAACATCATCCTCACTACCAAACAATCCACCTACTGCGCCTGCAACAGTATTAAACACACCGCCAATTGCATCGCCTGCACGATCTAACCAACTAGGACCGCTTTTCTTATCAACTGTTCCGGCACTGTAATCATCGTCTGCTGCACTTGTGCTTGGACTTGCACTAAAGTCTTTAATATCATCAACTTGTCCTGTTACAGGTTTTCCTGTAACTTTGCCCATGTCTTTGTATGGTACAAAACCTCGCTTTTCTGCGCTTGCTACGCCGCCAGCATCAGGACTTACTTTGTATGTTTTGCCGCCGATAGTTACTACTGTGCCATCTTTTAAACTTGGTAATGCTTTTTTAGCATTTGCTTGGTTGTCAAACCTAGTAGTATTACTTGCAATTACATCACCTATCTTTTTTTGAATCTCTTGTGCTGTTTCTTTGCGGCGTAGCATGCCGTTTTTATCTTTTACATAGTCACCGGGTTGTGCTGGCTTTGTGCCTGTAGTGCTACCGCCTGTCATCCAATCCCATGCACTTGATAATGCACTTGCTATAGGAAAGGCTACATCACCTACTTTACTAGGATCTTTAGGAAGTGCGCCTGCGTCCTGTCCTTGTTTAATTTGTTTTCCAAATTCATTTGCTTGTGATGGATTACTTTTAAGCCAACGATCAATATTTCTCGCTGTTTCTGGATTGCCAGCGACCATTGCTCCGCCTGCAGCAAGCAGTGCTAGAATATAAGGAGCAAGAGCAACTACTGCTACTTCGTCGATACGCTGACGGGGTTCTTTAAACTCTCTTAGTCTCATTACTTGCTCCAGTTCTTAACAGCATTGAAGTTATTTTTACTAAACTCCATGCGGTCAACTAGTTTAACTGCACCACTATCTGTACCAATAGCAACAAAGCCTTCTGGGTTTGTTACAGTATAGCCTGTGTCTGTGCGTAGCAGTGACTTAACACTGTCTACCTTATTCAACTTATTTATAAGCATATTTTTTAGTGCAATGATGTCTTTGTATACTGCCAATGCACTTGCAATGCCTGTCATGTTATCACTGACAAACTTGTTTTGTGCAGCTATCTTATCTGTGCGACTCTTAACTGCAGGACTCTCAGGGTCTTGATTCTTTAGTTTTGCAATTTCTTTTTGTATGTAATCATTGTACCACTGTGTAAAGTCTGTAGCAAAACTCTGCGCATCATCTATTTGTGTATCGCCTCTGCGTATTCTTGCATTTACATACTGCATCATAAGTGCTTTGTAGTCGCCACTAACTGCCGCAAAGTCTGCAGTTTTAAGTGCGCCTGCTGCAGCGTTTAGTCCTTGTAGTATTTGTTTGTTCTCTTGTTGTGTAAGACTTGCTTGTCCACTTAGGTCTTTATAGGTTGCATCATCAAACCATACTGCACTGGTTTTGTTTAGTTCACTAACATTTGCACCAAAACTTGCTTGCATGTTTTCCATGCTGTCGCCTGTGTAAGTTGTGTGAAAGATAATACCCATTTGACTTGCTGCAATACGCTTGCCTAGTTCGCTGTCTTTAGGAACAGCATAAGCAATAGTGTTAGGTTGGAATATCCAACTTGGCTCGCCGTCAATGTCAGCAGTTTCTAGATCACCTTTGGTATACATCATGTCGCCTTGCAGCACACCTTGTATACCTAAACTTGGAAGTAGTTTTAGTGCTAGTGTGAGCTTGTCACGCAAGCCGCCGCTGTATCCGTATTTGTCAAGGTCTGCAGTGCTTTTAACAAGTTTGCCTGTTTTACTAAACACACCTTTAGTACCAACGAAAAACTTGCCGTCTGCAGGATCTGTGCCTACGAAGATAGCAGGTGCACCATCCCACTTTACAGTAACGCTACTGTTTACTGTGCCGCCTTCTTCCAGCATATCACGCACACTGTTAATATACTGAAGCGCACTGTTGGCACCACTAGCACCTTGAAGAAATACTAGATCCTCAATGTGTTCTAAGTGTAGATTTTTGCCTTCAGCAGCCTCGGCTACTATTTCTCTGAAGCGCATTTGCTTTCGTTGACTTTCCGAATACCTCGCACAAAGCGTTTACTATCCTGATGTTTAATACTGTTTAACAGTCGGCGCTCTAAGTCACCTGCCACATCGGCATCATAATGCTTGTGCATTTCATTAATAAGATTGATTGCGCTCTCTATCACGTTAGTTGCTCGACTTTCCATTACATGCTGTCTATCTTTTTCAACAATCATGCTGTTTAGTTCGTGTAGTATACTACGAGTTTGTTTACGCATGGTTTCGTCCTTATCGTTTTTAGTATTTATCGGTTAAATACAACATTACATATTGTAACATGGAGAGAGAATATGTCAAGTATAGAGAACCCTGGGTTGCACTTTGCAACTCTGGCTAAAGTTGCCTATCTAACACAAAAAGACAGCAAACCCGCAGTACACACACTTGGTTATACTAAGAGTGTTCTAGTAGATCACAAAGGTGCAGAGTGTTTGATTGTGGAAAACAGCGAGCGTGTTGTGCTTGCATTTAGAGGCACAGAGCCAACTGAGTTTAGTGATATCAAAGCAGATCTAAAAGCGTGGAAGCGCAAGAGTAAAACCTGGGGCATGGTGCATGCAGGATTTTATGAGTATTTGGGTCGTATCTGGGAACAGGTAGAGGCATATATTAACACACCTGCTCGTAAGAAAAAAGAACTTTACATTTGTGGACACAGTCTAGGTGGCGCAATGGCAGCACTAGCAGCAAGTCGCTTGCAGGATCGTGTTGTTGCTTGTTATACATATGGTCAACCTCGTGTAGGCGGGCGTGTATGGGCAAGTAAATGCACGTTTGAGCATCACAGATATGTAAACAACAATGATATTGTACCTCGTGTACCATTTGCTGTGATGGGATTTCGTCACAGAGGCGAACTACACTACATCAACTACTATGGTTATATTCGCAAGATGACACCATGGCAGGTCTTTAAAGATGGATGGCGTGGACGTTTTAGAGCATGGAGTAAGCGTGAGTTCTTTGACGGTGCAAGAGATCACAGCATGGATTTATACGAAGCAAAGATTGCTAAGAACTAGAGATACCTGGCATAACACTCAGCAACTTCAGGAAATGTTTTACTAAAGTCTTGATCTCGTATTAGATCAAACTGTTTTATTTTTTTAACTAACTCTTGCACTTCTTGTGGATTTTCTTGCCACTGTGGACTGACATAGTTTTGTAAATTGTTATCTGATAGTAGTTTATAATATTCATTGGTTATCGAATCTAATTTGAACGTAGCTACTGCTAGATGTTTAGTGTGATCTATATTATCGCCTAATTTGTTTGTTTTGAAGTTATTGTTATGCCATGTTTCTAACTCATTCTGATACAAAACATTTAAAATGCTTAGTGTTTCTTCTATTAGAAACATTGTATTATTCGGAGCAGTTTCTCTTATTTTAAATATATTATCTGTAACTTGTGCCCAACTTGCTGGCCACCGTTGATATTCAAACTTATCTTGTATTCCATCGAGACTTATATGTAGTTTAACTAAATCAAATTTTTCCAATAGCTCATAGTGTTTTTCATGAATTGATTGTGTACCGTTTGTTTGAAAACACAGTGTAATGTTTGGCACTACACTAGCCAAGTACTTGGTAATTTTCCAGTAACTATTTCCTAATAGTGTTTCGCCGCCGCAGAATACTACCATTTTTAGATTACTAAGATCCAGATTCTTTAAGATACATAGCATTTCATCTGCACGATTTTTATAACTTTCAACCGGTTGCGGAAGTCCATTATCTAACAAGTGCTTTTGCCATAAACTACTACTTCTTGGGCCACATATTCTACATGCAAGATTGCAACCTATATCAAACTGTAAATCCAATCTAGTCGGCCCAGATAAGTTAACTTGTTTTCCTAGTCCTTTTATCATACCAGTGCGGAAACTCTCATGTCCACTTGATTCAGTTAATCTACAAGTTGCACAGCCTTTATCCCAGATATTTTTTAAGTTTGTTTTTCTCAATGGATCTAGTTCTTTGCTATTAAAAAAATCAAAATTAAAATCAGTTACAGCGAAATCCTTATCATTTCTTAAACAACAATGCTTATATTCAACTACTCCGCTGCTCTTTAGGTCTATTGTTAATCCGCCATTGATAATAGGACAATATAAATCGTTCATTAATACAATATCCCAAAATCTCGTCTATTAATACCTTTTAAACTATCTTGTTTATCCAGTTCTTGAATAGTACGTTCATTAACAGGAGTATCAGGACTAAAATACCAAGGATCGGTTACTTCTGTAATAAAATAGTTTAAATTTTTAGATGTAAACCAGTCTATAGTTTTTTGTTTATACGGAAGAAGAATATTTGTAAGAGTAAAGTTTACACTTATATCACAGTTTAGTTCTTTAAATTTTTCTAAGTTTAACAACATAGTATCCCACTTCAAAGGCCAACGCTGATATTCATACTGTCGTTCTGTGCCATCAATGCTAAAACAGATTATTAAGTTTTTAAATTTTTTAAGAGCTTGATTCAATGCGGGAGTTAATTCGATACTGCCATTGGTAATTAAACTTACAGTACAGTCTGAATTTAAACGCTGTAGTATTTCAATATTACTTGATTCTAGCAGTGTCTCCCCGCCCAGCAACTCTACATATTTTGCTGTATCGAAATTTATTTCTGCCAGACTCTGCTCTGTTATTGTTCTTTTATGTGCTTTACCTAATAGGCTTTCCCATCTGCTACTCCAATCACTATTACACATAATACAGGCAGCATTACATACATTACTAGTTGTTATTTGGTACATAGTGGGATCATATTCTGCACACATTTGTTGTAGGTTTTCTATATTTAAATCATACATTACATCAGCAAGTGTGTTTTTTTGCTGACGTCTACTAGTTTTTCCCTGGGACTCAGCATGCCAACATTTAGTACACGCAGAAGTTTTTATACCTGCATTAAGTTCAGATCTAATTAAGTCTATATCGTATTGTGGCGAAAGCCAACAACAGTGTCCTACTCTACCAGTTTGATAAATTTCTTTACCTAGCCATGGCATAACACAAAATGTATCACTCACTTTTTAACCCCGCTAACATGTCTTTTAGTTTACTGCTCTGCACACTAGCAGTTGGAGTAGCAACATTGTCACTTGCTTCTACAACACCATTGCTTTTAATACGGTTCATAATGTTACTGCCTGTGGTTTGTTGCGGCGCATCTTCGTCCTCGCCCAAGTCTGTAATACGCAGACTTTCCAAGTTAAAGCCTAGATCAATCTTTTGACCAACACCACTACTGCTACGAGTTTTCATTAACTGTATCTGATAGCGTCCACGCTCACGCATTGCACGACTTGTAAAGATACCAAACACATTATCCGCTGTGTTAATCTTACTCAAGCCGCCTGAGATATGACTGTGATCAAATTCAATTTCATCCACTGCACCTCGATTCAACTGACTTGCTGTTACAAACACACAGTTAAGTTCTTTTGCTAGATTACGCAGTTCTTCACTTACATACTTGTCTTTAACAAACAGATCGCTTGGACTAACTTTGGCACTAACTGGCATAAGCAAATCCAAATAGTCAATAAGCAAGAAGTCTACACGCCAGCCATTCTTAATCTGTAGTTCTTTTAAGTATGCACGAATGTCATTTACGTTGCTTTGTGCTGGCATGTATTTGATCTGCAAGTTGCCTGCTTTCTTGCCCACCATCTTGACTTTCATCTCTACAGTGTCCAAGTCTTTGAAAACTTCCTTAGTACTTACGTTTGTA